GCCAGAATTTGAAGATGAAACTCCAGTAAATCCTTTTGATTTCTGGGAAGGCAGAAACTTCAAACTGAAGATTCGTCAAGTTGAGGGATTCCGAAACTATGACAAGTCGGAGTTTGAGTCTGCTCCATCACCAGTAGCTGCTGATGATGAAATTGAGGCGATTTGGGCGAAACAACACTCTCTTGCAGAGATTGTAGACCCATCTAACTTCAAGTCTTATGAAGACCTTAAATCCAAATTGGATATGGTTCTTCAAGGTGCAAGCAAGGTTCCCACTGCTTCAACTGTTGCAGCCCAGACAGGCGACATTGAAGATGACTTGTTTGTTAACAAAAACTCTGAAGCAAAGGTAGTCTCCAATGGTTCAGATAGTGATGACGATGCAATGTCGTACTTTGCAAAACTGGCTGACGATAGTTAATATCTCAGATTAGTTATGCGAGGGGCGGCATAAATAGTGTCGCCCCTTTTTTTATGGCAGAAATTATGGATGGAATTATATTTGGTGGACAACTAGAAGACCTTGGTGGGTCAATTCATAAAGAAGATTCAAGAAACATATCAATAAGGCGCTCGTCTGGTGGACATAAAATTGCCACCTTTTTGAGGCAGAATGGTTATGATATTGATGTAGTAGATTATGTTCATCGTTGGACACTAGAACAATTAAAAGAATATATTAGACCAATAGCACAGGATTGTAAGTTCTTTGGGTTTGGTTCTACTTTCTTTTTAGATAGCCCAGTTGTTAAAGAACTGGTAAACTGGTTAAAGGTTCATTACCCACAAATACCGCGTGTCGCTGGTAGTCAAAATGATAGTATGCGTAGTTTAGATATGGATTGGTATGTCTATGGTTACGGTGAAAATGCTATGTTAGAACTAATGAAACATTTTGATGGTGGCCCAGAACCGAAACATGTTGATAATATAATTAATGCCTATGTTAATTACAAATCCTTCCCTAGAGATGATTTAACAGTCTCATATCAAGAAAATGATTTTATGAACCCAAGAGAAATACTTCTTTTGGAGTTTGCTCGTGGATGTAAGTTTAAATGCAAGTTCTGTAGTTTCCCGATACTAGGTGTCAAGGGTGATTACTCTCGTACAGCAGAAAGTGTCTATGATGAGATGTTAGAGAATTATGATAAATGGGGAACAGAACATTATATTGTCTTAGACGAAACATTCAATGATAGTCCACAGAAGATTGAGAAGTTTGCTAATGTAATAGAGAAACTTCCATTCCAACCAAAGATGACTGCCTATATTCGTGGTGATTTAATCGCTTCGCGTCCTAAAGATTGGGATAACCTAATCAAGATGGGAATTACATCTCATTTCTATGGTATTGAAAGTATGAACCACAAGGCAGCTAAATCTGTTGGTAAGGGGATGAATACTGGTAGAATACAGGATGGACTATTAGAAGTTAAAGAATACTTTCTGAAGAATGCTGGATTTTATAAAGGTCATATATCATTAATAGCTGGACTTCCATATGAAACCATTGATAGTCTACGCGATACAGTAGATTGGTGTTCAGAATACTGGTCTGACCAGAGTTATCATATGAATATATTGATGTTTAAGAACCTTTATAAACCTTCACTCAATCATAACTCAGAATTCGATTTACATTGGCGAGAATACGGTTATAAGAAGACCAAATTCCCAAAAGATGATATAAAGTGGGACTTGAGTATCAATCCTTACTATAAAGTCCTCTACGACTACATGGCGACCTCTGAGGACTATATACAATGGAAGAATGACTATACTACCATGTATGATTGTTTTAAGTTCTGCGTGGAAGAGTTTAGTCAGGCAAAATTGAAGAATGTACTAGACCCATTCATGTATGATAAGTTCTTTATTGACCCTAGTGTAAGTTGGGATGATTTTCAGACACAAAATCATATGGAAAGAAGAGAATCCCATATATTAGAACATGTAGATAATTATATTAAAAAGAAAATATTATCTACCACTACCAATATTCATTTTTAGTTTACTGTCTGGATTTAGAGTACTGTCATCTACCTTAATCACTCCAATATATTGGGTTGACCCGCCAGGCGGAGTTCCAGTTGATGTTTGCATGGAAGTCATAGCAGATGCAAGTTCTTGATTTGCTTTTATTTGTTTATCAACAACTCTTTGGTCTCTTTTTACAACTTCATTTTGGGCGGTTGTAGTTGCAGTTTCTAGTGTCATAGAATCTGTATCAACTATTGGTTCTGCACTTTCAAGGTCTGAAGCAAGAGAAGCTTCTAGTTTTTGTTGTTTTGATACTTTTGGAGTGCCATCTGCTTTAAAGTCTTTACCGTATTTTTCATCCCATGCTTCTTGTTCTTTAGCAAGTCTTTCCTTAGTTGTGTCACTTGCGAACATTGGAATTTCTGGTCTCTTTTCAACATTGCCTGCTTCATCAGCATCTTCATTAAGTCCCTCTTGGAGTTCTTTCAATTTCTTCACAATATAATCTTTAATAGCTCCGTATCTACCTTTGAATCTATCTGGCATATTCACCATGTCAGCATCATGAGGGAATTTTTCTTCTGTTGAGTCGCCGTCTGGGTTACCATACATGTCATTGTACATGTCTCTCGCAAGAAGACCTAAGTCTACTGTTAAACCACCAGCTACACTTGGAATTGCAACACCAGCTCCTTCAATAGCAGCACCTGCTATATCACCTTGGAATAGTCTCCATAATGCCATTCCTGCCCCAGCAACTGCACCAACAACAGGGATTTGTTTTAATCCATATTTCCCCATATTTTTCAGTAGTGATTTTGCCATTACAGCTTTATCTGCTAATTTGGCAGCATCGTCTACCTTGCTTGTTAGGGTAACCTTCCCTCCTTCTGCTAAGTCTGCTGGATTAACTTTTTTGGTGGTCAACTTATCATCAATTTTCGATACCTCTCTCAAGTTGCCTTTTTTATCTACTCCAACTTGTGTTCCGTCCTTGGTGATACCAACATTACCTTCCTTTACGCTAACATCTACTGTTTTGGGAGTTTTTAGTTTATCTTGTTCACCCAGTACACTTTTTACATTGGGGTCTTTACCTTTAAAGAATTTTCCTACATCTAGATTTTTTGCTACACCACCTAGTTCTGTTATTTTACCCATCCACTTGGTTGTGAGTTGACTCATTTTCGCAGTTAAAGTAGTACCCCAATCTTCCATTCCTTCTTCAACCGCGTCTATATCTTGTTGTTGTTTTTCTCCTTCACCAGCTAACATAGCGCCAAGAGCAGCTCCACCTAATCCAGCAGCTAAGGAAGCAGAAGTGCCGGCACCTCCTCCGCCGCCTTTGCCTCCACCAAACATTCCCCTTATAGCATTTTCGTCTGGTGGTGGTTTTGCACCTCCAGTACCACTAAAACCAGCAGATATTAATGATGTATCTTGGTGAATTTTAACTAGAACTCTTTCTATGTCTTGAAGCTGGTTTATCATAGGGTCATTACCAGCATAGTCTTGTACCATCGATGTAGCAGCTTCAGCTGACGAACTTCCGCCAGCGCCTCCACCACCGCCTGAACCTCTACCTATTGGTATGACATTACCACCAGCTCCTGCTCCCATGGCGCCATCGCCACCACCCATTTGACCAGATAAATCATTTCCGCCTAGAAAACTTGCTGCTCCATATCCAGTAGCTGCTGCCCCTGCTTTACTGCCGGGAGCTTTTGTAACTTTGTTTTTACCACCGCCCCTTCTAAATAGGTTTTTTGCACCCGAAGCTATTCTTGCTCCTGCTAACCACCAAGCCATTTATTGTCTCCATTTATCCGATTTAGCATCTTCTCTCTTTTTCTTTAAATGTTGGATTAACATTGAAATGTATACTTGCCTTTCCCACGGAACCCAACTCTCTATTTCTGTTAAACTATATTTATGTTCTTGCATAAGTAGAAAGTTAGTTTTAAAATAATTTTCTAAATTCTCATGAAAAAGGCTCATACGAAAAAATCGTAGTACCCATTCAAGTAAGCGGTATTCTTTTTCTCACATTTTGGACAGTCATAATCCACATAATTCTCAATTACTGGCATTGTCTCAAAAAACTTTTTAATATGAGAGAATTGTTCTGTGGTTAAGTTGTCTATAAACTCCGCCCTGTCCGATTCAGTTAAATCTTCGTAGATTGCCTCCCCTTGGAAAATTTTCTCGATACACACTTCAGCGACTTTAAACAAATCCTGTTCTGTTTCTGATTTACCTATTTCTATCATCTCACTAGCATTTGGGTATCTCATTTCAAGTGACATCTCATTTCCAAGTTGTACTGTTTTATCGTGACCTTCAGTCTCATATAATTTAAAAGTATCCAATGATATTTCTATATCAATTGGTGCTTCACAATGACCGCAAAGAAGTCTCGCGTCTATTTTATCTGATATTGAAACCTTTCTCAGTTCCAAGAAAATTTGTTGCATATCAAAAATGGGTATCTTTTCCCCATCAACCTTACCGAAAGAACAATTGGTTACCACTTGTTGAGTGGCTTTTATCATTTCTTCTTCCTCTTTGGTTTCATTTGCTAATACAAGTAATTTTTCCTCTTTTACTAGGAAAGGCCTGAATTTCACTTTCTTACCTAGAGAGTGAACATGAACATCTATCAGAGGATGTTCAGTTATTGGTAGTGCCATATTATCCTCCAAACCTATCGTTATGGAAACCAAAATATCCATTCATAATTTCGATATTTTCTGCTTCACAATGCGAACAATTAAACTCTATTATATTTCTAACCACTGGCATGGTTTCAAAAAATAACTTTATAATATTAAACTCTTGTCTTGTCAACGAATCGACAAACTCTATTTTATCTTCAGATGGAATATCATTCCACACAGCAGTATCTTGTTCTATTTCTTCAATACACAAACCTGCTAAATCATAAAATTCCGCGTATTCTTTTCCTTCTGTCATCTCAAATAATTCTTTTGCTGTTGGGTATCTCATAGTTACAACTAAGTTATCTCTTATTGGAAATACTGGTTTATGTCTTTCATCATATACCGTTTCAAAATTATCTATTTGAATATCAACTATATTTCCTTCTCCACATTCATCACATAATATCAGCCACTCTGGCATCTCTATACCAGAAATTTTTGTTAATTGAATCCATATGTTTTGTAGGTCAAAGATGGGTAAAGTAAATCCATCCACTTTACCCAAAGAACAATTAGTAATACATTTGCTTAATGTTTCTATTGATTCAGAACGACTCTGTTCTTTTAAGTTTTCAAATAGTTTTTCCTCTTTAACCAGAAATGGTCTAAAAGGAATTTTTTTATCTAGTTGAAAAACATATATGTCCGTCAACGGATATTCCGCTTTTGGCAGCGTCATAACAAACCTCCAATAATTTAATCAACCCAATCATTAATGTTATCTGCAATCTTACTTTTAATTGCATTTTTGAAACTATTCTTACGGAAATTGAGTAATCCAAATAATTTTTCTGAATCTCTCGAATCAACCGCACGAGAAGACCACCTTCTAAAAGCAAAAGTACAATTGACTCTGACAATGCCTTCAGCACTTTGCCCCATTGGTAAAATATTCATGAGTCTTGGAAACGCATCATATAATTTCCATCCTGTTACCCTATTGTCTTCTCTATCTAAGGCAAAAACTTCAACCTGTCCAACATGTTCATCTGGAAAACTTACTTCTTTTGATATTGGATTCGCAATAATGGTCATCCAGTTTTCAAAGTAAGACCTAACATCCCAATTATCATCACAGAAAAATGTAAATGCTGCTGTGTCTCCAAAGTATTCTACACCATGAGCTCTTTGTTCCGTCCAATGACTTATCATAGTTGGTGTCCATTTTATTTGCAGGCCTGGAATTTGAGCTTCCTCGCATAGCAATGATACTTCTCTATCATCTGTAAATTTTTGGGGACTGCTAATTACAATTTCAAATCTATTAGACCTAGCAAGGTCATTCTTTCTAACCTTACTAATGAAATCTCTTGTTTTAAAATAAGCCATTAAATCATTCTCCTAGACTTTTGGAATACGGTGTTCTTACTAACATTAAAGTCTTCTACTGGCAAAAATATAGCACCTTTCCAATCTTGTGGATTGATTTCATAAAATCTAGACCTTAGTTGTTTTGTTAAATATCTTTTTACGCATGGTTTTACTTCTGGAAACTGGGCAACATTGTTCAATAAACTCCAGTTAAATTTCATTCTACTTTCATCTTCAATTGCTTGGTCATCTAATGTTTCCATTAATTTGCCTAATAACTGAGCTCTCATCATGTAAGGTAGATAATGTAAATTCAATCCCCAGAAACCATCTGCGGTTGGTTCAAATGGAAGACATAAAGGAAAAGCATCGAAATACGGTAATTTGTCTTTCCATTTCGCGTCATACCTAAACAGATACATTGAACCTATAGTAAATTTACCAACTGGTTGACCTATATCAGATGATATAGCGCTGGATGGACTGTTTACGCCACGCATGACTTGTCTTACTTGGTTCATGTACCAATTAAATGACTTTCTTCCAGAATCGGAGTTCGGTCTAATTTGTAAAAATGGATTTGCCATGAGACTATTTATAACAGTTTGAAAGCCACCCATGTTCATTAAAATTTAATCAAATCTTAATCAAATTGTAACACAAAAGCGCACGGCAAAGATATAGGTATCAATAAATATTTTACATATAATATTAATTCATCTACTTAATGAGGTAAAGGAATGAAACTCAAGTTCGTTCTCTTAGTTGTTTTATTAACAACACCATTTGCAACCCCCTACGCTAATCCATATTTAGAACTCAAGAACACAGTTCCCTTCAAAGATTACCACTCTGAAACATCTACAAGTCATTTAAGACTAGGATATAAGTTCGACAACAATTTTTATGTCGAAGGTGGTGCTATGTCGCATGGTTCTAGTTATGAGGCTGGATACAAATTCAAAAAAGGAAAATGGACTATCAAGGGAAAGTGGGAAGGTTCAGATTCAAGTAAAAGGGACTATTTTAAATCTAAAATAGAAACAGAACTCAGATATACTTTTGGAGACTAACATGGATGTAATGACGCTCTTGTGGACTTGTTTGGGATTTGCTTTTGCTAGTTATACAGTAATCGCAAACGATAGTATTCAAACTCTTGGTACTTGGATTGCATCTAATAAAGAGAGATTTGATTGGAAGATAATGTGGGCAGCCGCAAGTAGTGTTTTGTTATTTGCTATTTGGTATGGATGGACAGTCAATGCTGGTGATATATCATATGGTAGATTAGATAGAATACCGTATGTAGAACCACAATGGTATCATGCAATGGCACCAGCAGTATTGTTATTACTTACTAGATTTGGTGTTCCTGTTAGTACATCGTTTTTAGTGTTAAGTGCATTTGCGAGTACATTCGTTTTAGAAAAGATGTTAGTCAAATCTTTTGCTGGTTATGGTGTAGCGGCTGTGAGTGCATATGTCATATGGGCAGTCGTATCAAAATGGTTACAGAATGTAGAATTGCGTGGTAGTGATAGAAACTGGCGAATACTACAATGGATTATTACTGGTTGGTTGTGGTGGACTTGGTTATCACATGATATGGCAAATATGGCAGTATTCTTACCGCGTGAAATCGATATCGTTCCATTAGTCGCTATTAGTGCATTGTTTGTTGCTGGTATGGGATGGATGTTTAAAGAACAGGGTGGTAAGATACAACATGTAGTTCAGAGTAAGACAGATACAAACTATGTTAAGAGTGCAACTTTAATTGACTTCATATATCTCATAATTCTATGGTACTTTGAACAATACAACAATATACCAATGAGTACAACATGGGTATTCATAGGATTGTTAAGTGGTAGAGAACTTGCTATTGCAACATTTGATGCTACCAGAACTAAAAACTTCAAAGAGGTATTCCCAATAATCGCTGGTGACTTTGGTAAGTTGATGGTAGGTGTTGCCGCTTCAATGGGCATTATTATAGGTATTCATACTTTCGCGTAGATACCTAATTCTTTTTCAGTAATTATTTTAAACTCCCAACCTCGGTCAGCACAGTACTCTCGTGCTGACTTCCACTTTGCTTCATTGATACCATAGTTAGCAATCTCTTGTAGATACTTTTTTGTTTTCTTTCTAGGTTCTGGTGGTTTAGTGAATCGCTCTGGTTTAACTTCTATTAGATATGTACCGCCAACTGTCTTGATATAAAAGTCCACATAATAACTGTGTATCCTTCTATCTAAAGGAGACCTATAGGGTATCGCTATAGGTTCAGATGCCCACTCTAAAACATCTTGGTTCTTGTCGCACCAATTCATAAATTTTAGTTCGTAAGCTGACCTATAAATAACCTCATTAAGATTACCGCGATACTTTTTCGCGTTTTTTGGAATAAATTTTCCTTGATGGATATCTTTTCGGTACGGCATGTTATAAATAGTCCAATAATATCATAATTACTATTTATTCGGAGTTTGAGAATGTCCTCAGCAACAGCAGAAGAAAGTCAAAATAAAGTTGAAACCTCTGTTTCGGCAGCCAAGAGCAATCCAGAGGAAGCAGCGGGTACAACCCCCAACGAGGATGTGGGAACAGCTACTTCAACGGAGAAAGATAAGAATCAACCAAGTGAGGTGCCTGAAAAACCGAAGACTACTTTTCAATCTCTTTCTTATCCTCAAGGTTTGGATAATACGGACGAATTTCCACATCAAATAATGTTCAATGTTTTGATACGACAAACAGATGCCGAACATGAAGCTAATAGTCATTTGGGTGAAGGTGGAAAGGGTGAAGACCTTATTAGTCGTAACCCAGACATGACCAATGAAAATGCAAAAAAAGTTTCTAAACAATTAACCAATGCTGCTATTGGTGGTTCTACTGCTTTGGCAGCATTTGCTAAAGGTGGTTTGCCGGGAATTGGAATAGGACTTGCTGGTGGTGCTGGTTTAGCATTTTTTGGTGACAGGATGTCTGCCCTTGTTGATGAAAATATAAAGTTATCAAGAAGAAATGTTGCTCGTATAAGAATGGCTATGCCACAATCACCACAAAATAAAATGACCGCTGAATGGAGTGTCACGGATTTTGGTTCTATTATGGGAGCTATAATGGAAGGTGCTGGTGATGAAGGTATAATGAATATGATAAAAGACGCGGATATGACGGATGAAGCTGGTCAGGCAATGCTTAGAACTGCTGCTGGTGCGTTGAACATAACTAAACAGGCAGGATTAAATATCCCAGCACAAGCAACTATAGAATTGATGACTAGGAAAGTTACAAACCCATTTAAAGAAACATTATTCAAAACAATGAACTTTAGGGATTTTCCTTTTGTTTTTAAATTCGCACCGAAAAATGACCAAGAATTATTACAGACCTTAAAGATTATTAATGTATTTGAGAGATATATGACTCCACAAAAATCGCCAGGCTCTTTCTTTCTGGAATATCCTGCCGAGTTTGAGATAGTATATCAATATAAAAATAAAGAGAATAGGTATTTTACTAACTTCTTTAATGATACTGCTTTAGTTAGTTTTCAAGTGGATTATGGAAATGGTGGAGTATATACTGCATTTCAAGGAACAGAAGGTGCGCCTTCAGAGATAACTATGTCTTTGCAGTTTAAAGAACTTACTCTTCTTGACAGAGATTCTATTGTTGATATAACTGGACAATCAACACCTATGGGTGGGTTTACTGGAGAAAACTCAGTACAAGGACAAGAACCCCCCGCTGAGGAACAACCAGATGAAAAGAACGCAGACGGTACAGATAAAAATATAAATGAAACAGATAGTTCCCCAGATGCAGCTGTTAACGAAGGAGAGGATGGATAATGGCATTTTTTAGACAATTTCCTAGAACCGCGTATGTAGTTGATGGCAACTTAATTAATATCCCAGATATTTTCCGCCGTGTAGGTAAAAAAGATATTGCAGACAACCTAGCATTCATGCAAGAATACGAGATACAAGAGGGAGAGAGAGTGGAACACATTTCTCATAACCTTTATCGTACAACTGATTACTACTGGGTAATTTTATTAGTTAATAATATAATAGACCCATATCATGACTGGCCAAAGACTAAGACAGAATTGGTGGCATTTACTGAACAACGATATGGTTCTGGTAATCTACATAAAGTACATCATTATGCTAATACATCTAATCAAAATATAAGAGTTGATTATGACGAATCAAAATTTAATGCTGGTACTATCAAAGCGATAACTAATATTGAACATGAGGAAAATGTCAATGAAGATAAAAGAAAGATTAAATTACCGAGGAAGGAATTTGTAGGGGAAATAGCAGGACAATTTAAGAGATTGATTAGAGGAAGATAATTTATTATGAGTACAATTTCAACGCCAGGCTCGTTTGATTTAGACAAGTCAGAAATATGGTTACTACCATCTGAAGAAGCTGGTGGTGGTAAACCCATTGACATACTCAAAACTGGGTTTGTTGGTGACTTAACCATAAGAGAAAATTTAGAAAACAACTTCATTGGTGTTGACATGTCTGTGGGTGATGCAAGAAATGTAATAGGTAATATGCCTATCATTGGTGGTGAAGTAATAACTATTAAATTGGTATCCACGCATTTAGACGAAAATAATCCCAAACATGTCATAGAACAATCTTTTCGTATTGATGAGATAATAAACAGAAACTATATTGATGATAGAGAACAGACTTATATAATAAGAGCTGTATCACCAGAAGCATATAAAAATAATACTCAAATAATAAGTGAAAGATTTACTGGTAAACCACAAGAAATATTTGAAGACATCTATGAAAGATTCATAAAAGAACCAAAAGTTATTTCAGATGGAAAAAACAAAAAGGATGGATTTCCTTTAGAATTCTGTGATATATCTGGAGGACAAGTTTTCAAGAGAGAGAATTTTACTTTCGTTGCTAATTATTGGACTCCATATCAATGTATGAATTTTCTGGCATCTAAAGTTGCACCAGCTGACGCGGGCGGAAAAGAATTGATGCCGAATGTTAAGTATTTTCAGACTACAAAGGCACATTATGTAGCTAGTCTTTCTAGGTTACAAGCTTTTTATAAAGAACAGAACTCGATTTATGATGAGTTTTGGTATGTCCCTACAGGTTCAGACCCCTTTATGTTAGATGAGAAAAGAAAAACTAGGGGTGGATATGGTTTTATTTCACCATTTGTTTCCAATCAATATTCAACTATGTCTGGTTTATCCATTCCTCTTATGACTCAAGACCTTGGAGACCAAATATCTGGATATCAAGGAAATGCAACAATAGGTTTTGATATGACAACGAGACTACCTTATCATATGGAATTTGATTATTCTCCATTACAACCTATTAGAATATCAGATAATAAAAGAGTGATACCATCACAATTCAAAGATTTTTATCATCTTGCAGACCAGACACCAATGAGACAACTTCCAAATGTAAATCCTAAATCATCATTGAATGTTAGGATAGGTTCTTCACAAATATGGACTGACCAAAAGTTTGGATACGATTGGAGATTCTTATTGGATACAGCTTATAGAGATACTGCTACGGAAGAATTGAAAAGATTGAGAGTTAAATTTGATGTGCCAGGCCGAACGGATATTGATTTGGGTATGTTGGTATATTTAAATTTTCCAAACACAGATGAAAAGGGTGACGGTGCGTCTGAAGAAGAATTGTTTGATGCAAGGATGTCTGGTATCTATAGTGTTATTGGTATTAAACACATGTTTTCTATCGCAAAACAACATCACACTATGACAATAGATGTTGTTAGAGATAGTATGGGAGATTTTTAATGGAAAGATATCCAAATTTTGCTTGGTGGCAAGGAGTTGTAGAGGACAGGAATGACCCAGAAAAATTCGGACGATATAGAGTTCGTATCATAGGGTATCATACACTAGATAAAGCAATATTGCCTACTGAGTCTTTACCGTGGGCGATTCCTATGCAATCAGTTACCTCTGCTGCTATATCTGGTGTTGGTGTATCGCCTACTGGATTGGTTGAAGGTTCAGCTGTAATCGGATTCTTTGTTGATGGCGAGGAAGGACAAATCCCAGTTGTTATGGGTTCATTTGGTGTGGAAGATAATGTACCAACCCCAGCTGGGAAACCAGAATCACCAGAAGTACTAGCAGAGAGAGGGTTTTATGACCCTACTGGAACTTACCCACGCAGAAAAGAATTAAGAATATCAGAGGACGAAGGTTTTGCAGATGCAGTTAAAGGAATGGTTAGTGATGGACTTGGTGGTGTATTAGATGCTGATGGTAATAAACTTACAGGTGATGCTGAAGGTGTTGATGAAGTTGATGTTGGTAAGAATATCTTAGAAGAAGCATCATCTTCTAGACTTTCTAGGACACCAGAAAAACATTACTCATTAAAAGCAAAAAGAGATTCAAGAATAACAAAGATACCACGCGGATATGCAAGTAAAATATCTGGATGGAATAATAAAGAATTACCATTTGAACATGATAATGGTGATGAGAAAGTTAAAGTAAATCCCGGCACATATGAACCAACTTATTGGGACGAACCGCATCCCCAAGGTGTAGAGGAAAGTGTATCTAAGTACCCATATAACCATGTTAGAGAATCAGAAAGTGGACATGTCTTTGAGGTTGACGATACGCCAGGCGCAGAAAGAATTCATGAGTTTCATACTGCTGGTACATTCAGAGAAATCCAACCAGATGGAACTAAAGTAGAAAAAATAGTTGGTGATGATTATATTATTGACTTAAAAAATAAACACATGTATGTTGGTGGTAATTTTGACCTTACTGTAGAAGGTGATTACAATATTAATGTTAAAGGAAACAAATACGAACATGTAAGTGGTCACTCATACAATACTGTAATGGGTAATAGATTGAATAAAATGCAAGGACACGAATTAATTGATACAGAAAGTACATATCATTTAATAACGGTGGGGAACTTCAATTGTCAAGTTGGAAGTACAGATAAAGAAAAGAAACAATTTAGTAACTATAAACTGAGGGTAAGTGGAGATACTAATACTACTCACCAAGGCCCACATCGAGTAATGAATGCTTCTGCTTATGATAATGTTACAGATGGAGATATTAACTTTACGGTTAAGGAAAGACTTGGTATAAATCCAGCAGAAGCTATGGAAAGTGCTGTAGGTGGACAAGCTGCTAGTATGGATGCTATAGTAGCAGGTGGTTCATTTAAAGTTAACGCAGATAGAAATGTAGATTTAGTTGCTCAACCCACAGACATTATAAAGACTCCTCTTACTGGAAGTAGTATCAATATCACGGCAGATAGAGTTAATACAACTGCTAGAGTTGATATGGTAGAAAGAATTGGTCAGATTGCAGGCGTTCATGCTAATGTAGATTCACAAATCATACCACAATTAATTGGTAGGAAATCGACATTCGCATCTGGGCCAACTGGTGGAATCTATAATGTATATTCACCAGCACCAATTACTATTTCAGCCGCCGTGGCTTGGCTTACTCCAGCAACGATTGGAGATGATGTTATCGGTGCTGGCCAAATAATTAGAAATATTACAGGTGTCGGTAACTATACAGATGTTCTTGTTGGTGCTGGTACAATGTCCAGAACTGCTACTGTTGGTGCTATTGCTGATAATGCAGTTGTTGGTGCTGTATCATACGCTGCTGGAGGAGCCGCGAGTTTAACTGCTGGTGGTGCTGCTACGGTTAGTGCTGTTGGTGCTGCTACGGTTAGTGCTGGTGGCGCTCTTGCTCTTACTGGTGGTGGTGCTGTTACTATTACTGGTTTAACAATTGCTCTGGTGTAAGGATAAGATATGAGTTGTAAAGGTATAGGTGCAGAATTTAGTAAAATCGCGGAAACGATTGATGGTGCTAATGCAGCTCTTAGTGATAAAATAGATGCACTTGCAGACGGTATTGCTAACGATTTAGGAATAATAGAAGCGAAAGCGAAATTCATAAAGATGAGAAAGGACTTCAATGAGGCCTTTAAGAATGAGTTTGGCGATTTGATGTCTGCGATAAAGTCTCTAAAAGAAGGTATTCCTTTTTCAGATGAGATAGGCGACTTGATGAAACTTGGCGCCCAAACAGTAGAGTTTGTTGAAAAAGCAAAACAATTAGAAGAGAAGTATGGTAAAGGCAATGTTGCTGAAGATATATTAAGAGACCCAGCTGGGTTCATTGAAGGACTAGGTGCAGATTTTGAAAATTTATGTGAAGCAATGCCTAACTATGAGAAGGCAAAAGATGGTACGATTAAAGTAACCGCTGCTAAATTTAGTCAAGATGCTGGGGAGGTTGATTTAGAGGAGATAAAAAAAGAGGGTCTTTCACCATTGTTTGATAGAATAAAAGATGTATTAAAGAAATTAACTATCGAATTAGAAGAAAAGGAAACAACTGTCGATAAAGATACAGACAGTCAGTTCTCTTAGCATGAAGTATTATAAATAGTCACATGATAAAACAACCTACTACAATATACAAAGATTTCGATTTGAGTTTTACTAAAAACCCAAACACAAAAGATATTGCTCGAAAGGTAGATGTTCAAGCGGTTAAACAATCGCTAAAGAGTTTATTGTTAACTGATTACTTTGAAAAACTCTTTAGACCTAACTATGGTTCTCCAATCAGAGGATTATTATTTGAACCATGTGATGTCGCAACCGCAACATCTCTTGCTACAGAAATCAAGAGATGTATTCAAAACTTTGAACCAAGGGTTGTTGTAGAAGAAGTTGAAGTTTGGCCAGATGTTGACCAGAACTCTTTTTCTGCAAAAATATTTTTTTATGTAAGAGGAGTACAAAGACTCCAAGAATTAGGACTAGTTTTAGAGAGGTTAAGATAATGCCATCAATAGCAGTATCGCCAGGCACAGTAGTAGATACAGCAGGAACAGGTGCGATAACTCCTGCCTTTGCAAAATATACTGCTGGTGGAGTTCCAATTTTAGCAATTGGAGATGTGGTTGCAGCTCATTCAAGTGGGGGAAATACACACCCTGCTACCGCTATAACAACTGGTTCAGTAAAATGCACTATCGGGGGTAAGGGTATTGCTTTTAGTGGTTCAGTCGCAGGCTGCGCTGGCCCAGTAACGACAACCTTTGTGGCAAAGTATCAAGTATCGTAGGAAAGAAAAATGGCAGTCAAAAATGTAACAGAATTAGATTTCGATACAATAAAATCGAATTTAAAAACACACTTAAAAAATCAAACCGAATTTGCAGACTATGATTTTGATGCATCTGGTATTTCTCAACTTGTAGACATATTGGCATATAACACACACTATAATGCTGTTCTTGCACATATGGTATCCAATGAAGCTTTTATTGATTCTGCTATTAAGAGAAATTCAGTCGTATCCATTGCGAAGACTATGGGATATGTACCAAGGTCTGCCCGTTCCGCGAAAGCCACTTTAAATATAACAATTGAACCAGACGCTTCTTATACATCAACCAATTTAACCATATCAAAAGATAGAGTATTTACATCTAATGTCGGTGGAAAGAACTATACTTTTGTTCCAGATAAAGATTATAGTGTAGATAAGTCTGTTGTAAATGGTGTTTCTGCTTTTAGATTTACTAATGTGGTTCTTATCGAAGGAACTAGAGTTACAACCTCAGAAGTTATTAATAGTACAAATAGGTCTGGGCCTGTAATCTTACCAAATGATAATGTTGATACTACTACACTCACTACCAAAGTACAGGTTTCTAATACAAACTATAACGCGACAACCTTTGCACACTCAGAAACAATTACAGGAGTAAAGTCAACTTCTACAATATATTATCTAGAAGAAAGAACCGATGGATATTACCAAGTAGTGTTTGGTGATGGTGTTCTTGGTAAACAACTAGATGTTGGAAACATTGTCATTTGTGAGTACATAATATCAAACGGAACAAAAGGTAATGGTGCTAGAGTATTCTCTCCGCCATCAAATATTACTGGTGCTGGTGAGACCATATCTGGACAAACTATTGCTGCTTCTACTGGGGGATTTGAATTAGAGAGTACTGATAGTATTCGTTTTAATGCTCCTCGATATAATTCCGCTAAAGGTAGGGTTGTGACATCTACCGATTATGAAACAGCAATTAAACAATCAAACCCAAATATTAAATCTGTAACAGTCTGGGGTGGGGAAGATAATGTGCCTCCTGTTTATGGAAAAGTTTATATATCACTTCAACCTCAAAGTGGGTTTGTTATAACAGACACGGAAAAGAACGAAATTGTTAATGATGTTATCAAACCAAAACTTCCAGTATCATTAGTTACTGAATTTGTTGACGCGGAAACTTTATACATAGGTTTCAATATTGCTGTAACCTATGACCCTAAACTTACTACATTAACTTCAGATGCAATTAAGACAGAGGTTTTAAGTAATGTTACAACTCACTTTGATAGTAATGTTAACGAACTGAAGAAAAATTTCTTCTTCTCAAAATTAAGTAAAGAATTAGATGGATCAAATCAGTCTATTTTGGCAAACAATATAGAAATGAGATTGATGAAAAAATTAACACCTACTTTGAAAACCGATACTAGATATCAATTAAAATATAATAACAAATTATTAGCAAGTTCAGTTAGAACAAATTATTTTATTGCTGATATTAATGGTGCTTTGGATGAAGTCTATATAACAGATAGACCAGATGAAACATTTACTGCTTCACAACAATATAATGGACAAAGATTTAACCTTGCGAAAGGTGACCTTATTTTAAAAACTAAATCAACCAATTCGGTTGTGGGTGGTACAGTAGGAACTATTGATTACGATACAGGTGCGTTAGACATAAAATCGTTAAAAATAGATTCTGTTAGTGGTTCCAATAATGATGTTGTTAGGGTATACATAACTCCACACGAAAGTTCAAAAAATATTTCTACGGATGATTTGGTTCGTGCAACCGAAGAACAAACATATGCTGTTACCGCGTTACCAGCAAGGAATATAATACTGTCCCTTGATGACTCTCAAGTAGATACCACCAACAATGTTAAACAAGGTGTTGCTGTCACTATGATATCAAGGGTACAGGATGACTAATCGAATACCATCATATCTAGAGTATATAAAGAGCATTGCTGTAACTACAGCTGGTTCTGGATATACTGCTCCTGTTGAAGTAGAGATAAGTGCGCCTGATGGCGACAACGCTATACAGGCAACAGCTACTGCGAATATAGAGTTCTCTGGTTCTGGTGCTGTAACAGGTATTACTATTACTGAAGCTGGTGATGGTTATCATACTACTCCAACCGTAAAAATAGTCGGTGGGGCAACAACTGTTATAAATGCGAGTGAATCGAATACTGGTCTAGATGCTGGAACATATACAGCAGTAGAACCAGCTCAAACTAGTGGTAATGGAACATTTGGTACATTTACTATTGTTATTGATTCAAATGGTGATGTAACTTCAATCACGCCAGTTAACGGTGGTTCTAAATATCATCAAAATGATACTATAACATTTCTTCCCACTCAACTCGGTGGAGTCGGTTCAGAGAAAAGTGTTATTGGTACAATCACTCACATTGAGGGTGGACAGGACGCGACCCTAACTGCTGAGATAGGTATTGTTGCTAAAGCTGATGTTTATGCACAACCAAAAATATCAAAGTTAATCTCACACCAGTTACCAGCATTTATTCGAGAAGACCATGAATTATTTGTCACCTTCATGGAAAAATATTATGATTTCCTAGAATTAAACAATACGATAGATAACACAAAACATGGCCCACTAAAAGTATTACAGGATTTCTTATCTAAGTTAGATGCTGATTTTAATGATGATGGAAGTATCAACACGGATGATAATTTCCTCAAAGAATTTTATAAAGACTACGCAAAAGATTTGCCTCTTGGACAGAGTGCAAAATTAAGTTTAGTCTTAAAACATATTAATGATTTTTATACTGCTAAAGGTAGTTCAGAAGCAGTAAAACTTTTATTCAGAATACTTTATAATGAAGAAGTAACTATTTTCAATGCACAAGAATTTGTACTTAGACCATCTTCTAATAGATGGCAACAAGATTATGTTGTTAAGGTTTATGAAAGAGGTACTTATATTAATGCAACTACAGTTGACTATGACCCATCAAATTTTGTTGGACAACAAGTAGACCTTCATTATTATCAGTCAACTGGTTCAGTCACAAACTCTTATACAAAGAGAGCGAGTTGTCAATCAGTAAAGAAAATTGCTTACACAAACCCACAAGCATATGAACTTGTTCTAACTGGTGTTGACCAAACTTTTGAATTGCCAGGCGGTGGTGCCGCTGGAGTTTCATTTGATGAGATATTGCAACCAGAAGTTGCTGGTGATATAGGGACAATAAGTTCTACCAACACACCAGACCCATCTGTAGTTAATGGTACATACACCATTGGTGCTTCAGATTATACCTCTTATATTGATATCGCGTATACAACAAATACTGCTGTTACCAAGGGTCAGTATATCAAAGCAAATGAGAAGATATATCTTGCTATTAATAGTGGAACTACAAATAGTAGTGGAACTGGCCCAGACCACGAATCTGGGGATGTTGTAGATGGTAGTGTTAAATTTAGATTTATTGAAATATCAACTGCTTCTGGACATTATAGTTCTGGAAGTTCTGGTGCTACATTTGAAGTGGTTATTGCTGGGAACGCTGTTGATAGTATTACTGTAACGAATGATGGAGTAGATTATTATCCACATGAAATAATAGAAATCGCCGCTACAAAATTTGGTGGAACTGGTACAGGAGCTTTATTTAAAGTTGATACTATTACTAACGGTAAAATTAAGAAAGCAGTTATTGTTGATGGCGGTTCTGGTTTTGCTGCTAATCCAAGTATTGCTATAACTCCAAATAGTTCAGATACTATTACTACTGCTGCTCTTATGGAAACTAGAGTTAGTAATGGTGCGATAACACAAGTTTTATTCACAAACAATACTCAAGGTTCTGGATATAATAACTTACCAGATTTAAGAATAACAACTGGTTTAACTCTCACATTTGTAAGTTTAGCAGGAGAGGTATTCCCAGATACTACAAGTAGTGACGCATTTAGTGCCATGAAAGGTATTGTTACTAGGGTGTTGAATACTGCTATATTCAATTCAATAAAAACAGGTTCTAGTGCAACCGCTGGCGGATTTAAAATTGGTGATTCATATGTTATCAATGAAAGTGGTGGGATACTTGGTGTTTACGCGATAGATTACTTTGCAGAAGATTATACATTAACTGGCGTATCCAATAATGCTTATGTAAGGATTACATCATTGGATACCAATGGTTACCCATCTAATTTTGAAGTACTTGCAGTAGGACAAGGATTTAATAGAGAAGATTTTCAAATAGAATTAACTTCACCAGATGGCAATATTGCTATAGTTGATTTTAAAACAGGGTACAATGCAGTACTTGGTGGAGTTGCTGGAGATTCTGCTTCATTCTTATCAGACGCAAATAGGTTATTTGACAATCAAGTCTATCAACCATTTGCATATCAAATACAATCAGAATTACAATCGAAAGAATGGTTGCAGTATGTTAAGAGGGCAGCTCACCCTGCTGGATTTGCTTTATTTGGTGACTTACAGATTAAACAGGATATTGATTTCTCTGGTGGATTTACGGTTGAGACAGATGTCTACATGTTCTTTGTATATCCAGATGTAGAAGAAATAACTCTATCAGATAGTGTTTCCAAAGATATCGAATTGGGCGAAGTAGGGCCTGACGAAATTTTCCCAGGCGATTCTATAAATTCATTTAGTGTTGAACTCGCTACTAATACGGATAGTGTTGGTGCTTCAGATGAAGATGGCCCGTATACTTACACAGGTACACAAATTAGAAGTTATTACGCAACTTCAGATGGAACTGAAACTGGTGACCCATATTTTGTATTACATGCAACTGCTTCAGATGACTATGTTGAAAGATTCGCTGTTGGTGATTACTTCTTAAATGATGGCGGTGCATATGTAGAACTGGGTAATCCTCAGAAAGAAATGCACCTTATATTCAATTCAGCGGATACTGGTGAATACGCGATAGATTACTTTGCTAATGATGCTGGTAGATATACGCTTCTTATTGATGCAGATGTAGAAAGAAGTACCGCATACGCATTTGTCGAGGATACAGTAACTTCATTAGTGGTAGAGGTTAATTCTGTTACTGATACTGTAGAAATGGGTGAGTCTTTATTGATATCATTCGTATTCTTCAGAGAACCTACTGATACATTCGATACTGCTGATAGTGTTGTTGTAGAAGCACAACCAAGACCTACTGACACATTTGACATCGCTGACGCGGTTGATAAATTTGATATCGGAGTCAACCCAACAGATACACTAAATGTAGATGAGTCAACAACATTTGATATAACTGCTGCTAGAGCTGACACATTTACTGGAGATGATACATTATCAATAGAACCACAGTTAATTGGTACTGATACTACATTGATGCAAGATACACCATCTGTAGAATGGGGTGGAGTGGTTGCAGATACATTCACTATTGCTGACGCGGTAAACAAATTTGATATCGGTTTAAATCCAGTCGATACGGGCGCTACTGCTGACAGTATAAATAATTTTGATGTCACAACTGCTCCAACGGATAGTTCAGATACCGCAGATTCAATTACTAAATTTGATGTAGAGATAGACCTCACAGGTTCTTCCGTAGACGAAGATGTGGCGATGGGAGATAGTGGAAGTCTCATATCACAATCATATACAGTCGATTTAACTTACTTTGCCGAAGATTATGTTGCTGATACTGTAGTGAATTTTTAAAAACTAATTTTAATTCTTATAAATAAGGAATAACAAGGCAATAACTAATTTTAGAGGAGATAACAATGTTGCAAAAAAATGCTGCCTTAGACGCTAAGGGTCGCTTGACTCTTGAGTTGTTTGATGAGTTTGGGAACTTAAAAGAAACCCAAGAAATAAAAAATGTCGTTGTGAACAACGGTCTTAATTATATCGCATCTCGTATGAAAGATGCCACTGCTACTGCAATGTCACATATGGCAATCGGTTCAGATAATACTGCTGCCGCTGCTGGTAACACCGCATTAGGAACAGAACTTGGTAGGGTTGCTCTTACTTCTACTACTGTCACTTCAAATTCAGTCGCTTATGTTGGGGACTTCCCAGCTGGTACTGGTACAGGTGCAGTTGTTGAGGCAGGAATCCTAAACGCTGGTTCGGGTGGTACGCTACTATGTAGAACTGTGTTTTCTGTAGTTAACAAAGCAGCTGCAGACACATTAAAGATCACTTGGACGGTTACTGTATCTGACTCCTAAGAGTTAAACTAAGGAGTTAGTACATGGCCATTCTGTTACTAGAACAGGCGAGGTTTCATCAGGCGAGGTCTTTCTATAGAGACATCTATAACGGCAATGATAAGTTTTATCTTGCCGCCTCGCGTACTGAAACATGGACGGATGATACTGCGCCTGATACATCGGTAGATAATCGTGTCGATGTGCAGAAGTTCAGAGACAAGATACTTTTTGTAAAAAGGGTACAGTCTGCTGATACGGCTATGTTAGCTCGTAGGATTGATTGGGACTCTACAGGTAATACTGTATATGATAGGTATGATGATGCCTATACATCAACCAATAAAGCAAATTCTGGAGCTATATCATTACAAACTTCAAACTTTTATGTGTTAACAGATGCATTTAATGTTTATAAGTGTATTGATAATAACGGTAATGCGAAAAGTACTTCAAAACCAGATAGTACTGGTACGGAGATATTCACAACAGCGGATGGTTATAAATGGAAGTTCTTATTTCAAGTAGGTGCTTCTGATAGAACTAAATTCCTTTCTACTTCATATATGCCAGTTAGAAAGGTATCTGGTGCTGGTCAACCATCTTTTGATGTTAATGGTGAATTAAATAGTATTAATGTTAGTGCTGGGGGAAGTGGATATACTTCAGTTCCTACTGTCACAATTAATGGTGATGGAACTGGTGCTACAGCTAGTGCTGCTCTTACAGGTAGTGCGGTATCTAGTATAACTATTGATACTGCTGGTTCTGGATATACCTTTGCAGATGTAGTAATAACAGGTGGCGGAGGAGCTAACGCGAAAGCAGATGCTGTTCTTGGTAGTACAGATACCCCCTCATTACAAACAAATGTTGAGGGTACTGCTGTTAAAGGTACTATAGATAATATAATAGTAACTAATCAAGGTACAGATTATACTGCTGGTGATGTAACTCTCACCATTACAGGTGATGGACAAGGCGCAACTTGTGCTGCTGTGGTAAATACAAATGGTAATATTACAGGAGTTACCATAACAAATCCAGGCTCTGGATATACGACTGCATCTATTACTGTTACACAGGCATCTGGTGGTGGTATTAATGCTTCTTTTAGGTGTATAATTGCACCTCTTGATGGACATGGGGCTCATCCGCAAAAGGAATTATTTTGTAAAAGGGTAGGAGTGACAGTATCCTTTGACAATGATTCTAGAGATTTGATTACAGGAAACGATTATAGACAAGTAGGTTTGATGAAAAACATAACTAAATATGGGTTAGATACTTTATTCAGCGATGCAACTGGTTCTCCTCATTTCGTTATAGGTATAAGTGACCCAAATAATTATGGAGCGGATGATATATTAGAAGCAACAAGCGGAGGTAATTTTACAGTAGCACAACTAAGAGACACCACAGGAAATGGTACGGACGATAGTGTCTATTTACAAGAAAATACTTCTGGTATAGGTTCTTCAGACACAATTACAAATTTAACAAAAGGTCTCTCTTCTTTACCTATAAATAGTCTTACAAATCCAGAAATCGATATTGATTCTGGAGACATAGTTTACTTTGATAATAGAAAACCTATTACTAGGGAAGAGGGTCAAGTAGAGACAGTAAAAATAATATTTACTTTCTAAGGGAATAAAAGATGGCAATTGATTTAAATGTAACACCATATTATAATGACTTTTCAGCGGCGAAAAAGTTTAACCGCGTAGTCTTTAAGCCTGGCGTTGCTGTACAAGCAAGGGAATTAACACAATTACAAGATTATGTACTAAACACTATAAAAGAGTTTGGTGATTTTGTATTCAAAGATGGTGCTACAGTAAGGGGTGGTGCTGGATATCCTGTTGTTAGTGATTACATCAAAGTTAATGACCTTGATGCTAGTTCAGTTGCTGTTTCAAATGACTCTCTCGCAAATTATGTTGGTGACACCTTAACAGGTGGCACTACTGGAATCACCGCAATTATTAAAGGTGTTAAGACAGGTTTAGATACAGACGCTGTTGAGAAGAAAACACTTTACTTGAACTACCAGAAAGGTAATGAAACAAATGCTGGTTCTGGAGAAGCTGGTTCAATAAGATTTGATGCTGGAGAAACTTTAACAGTAACCAGTACCGATTCTGGAAGAAACGGAGACACTTTTGTTGTAGATAGTAATACTAGTGTTAATACCTACACCAAAAATTTCTATGGAAAATGTATTGACTTTACGATTGAAGAAGGTATAATATATGCACAGGGCAAATTTATTGCTCATGATGGACAGACTATAAGACTTGACCCATTTAACCCAAATGTTAACTATTATATTGGTGTTAAAGTTAAAGAAACTATTGTTACTTCAGATGACGATACAAGTCTTTTAGACCCAGCAAGTGGAGCTTATAACTACAATGCTCCTGGCGCCGATAGGTCAAAAATAGATACAGAAATATTTAAAGTTCCATTTGGAAAGAACTATGTTTTAGGCACCGCGTATGAATTAGGAGAGATGATATCAAATGGTGACAACATTTATGAAGTCACTACTGCTGGTACAGCTGCTGCTTCTGGAGATGGCCCAGTTCACACAACTGGTAATGCTACAGACGGAAGTGTGGTATTCAAATATTATGAAATGCCTGAAGGATTTACTACTCTTTACAAAGTTACAAAAGGATTAATTGAGAAGAAATACGATTCTGATATAGCAGAACTTGCAGAGTTAGGTAAACAACTTGCGACAGAAAAAAGAGAAAGTGATGGTGACTATGTAGTTGAACCATTTACTTTAAAGATAGTAGAACATTTAAAGACTATAAAGGGTGTTGCTTTTAATACAGGTGCTAACACCAATTATAGTGTTGGACAATTTGTAAACCATAGTGGTAACCTTTATGAAGTAATGGTTGCTGGTACTTCCGCGTTTGGCACTCCACCTGTACATACAAGTGGGGATGTAGCAAGTGGTACTGTTAAATTTGGTTACCGTGGTCTTTCTTATAGAATCAATAACGATGGATGGCATTTCTCTACTGACCCAGTACAGGCTGGTGATTCTGATTATGTTGTTGCCTTGGTATCGCCTGGCATCGCGTATGCAAATGGATATCGAAGAGAGTTTTTTAGAAATACTCCAGTAAAAATTAGAAAAGGAACATCTACTGAAATAAAAGAATCAAGAGATGTTACTATGGGTTATGGTAACTATTTCAATATTAATGAAGTTGCTGGAACCTTTGATATAGAAAATGGCGGAATAGTTAATATTGGATATTATGGAAGTATTGGTTCACAGACTGCTGCTGCCGCTGTTACAGATGGAACATATGGTGGACATGCTGCTCTTACTACAGTAATAGGAACATGTAGGGTTCGTGCTTTGAAGAGGGCATCTGGAAATCCAGGCGCCGCTGCTACGGAGTATAGACTTTATGTTTATGATATAAGAATTAATAACGGAAACTTAAAAGACGCTAGGTCAATCCAATTTCCAAACTCCACAGATAGTGGTTTTGCTGATATTAAATTAGAAGATGTAAATGGTGACGGAACTAAAGACACCGCTGTTGTACATGGTGCGGAATATAACAAATTAATTTATAACACACCTTGGAGTCATACTAAGACTCTTCAAGCTGGTGGAAGTTACGATACTGCATATTATTACACAGAAGAATTCAATGTTAGTGTTTCTGCTGCTGGTACATTTACTATTAGTACTTCTGGATTAGGTTCAGAAGTCATATTCCCATATACTGCTGGTTCACTAACTCAAACTATATTGGATAACAAATTTTACATGGTTTGTAAAACTGGTAGTGTTACAGATTTTGGTGATGGTACTACAATATCTGGTTCAGAAGGTAGGGTCATTCGACTTGCACCAGCTCAAATAATTTCTGCTGCCAATGGGCAAAGTATGGAATTTAATATGGGTACTCCAAGTGGCCCATATGACGCTTACTTACAGATAGAATGTAAAGTAGTAGATGCTATACCTGTACCGAAAGCATTAAACATAGGAAGATATGTTAAACTAGATACTAGAGATAATGCTGGTGGGGCAAACGGGCCATGGAATCTTGGTATCGTAGATGTACAAGAAATTACCGCAGTATATATTAGAGACACAGCTTCCTATAATGATTGGGCTGACCACAATTCAGCAGAAAATCCAGTTAACTATGTTGATGATTTTATTCTTGACAGAGGACAAACAGATAATTTCTATGGTCACGCGAAACTTCTAAAAAAAGGAAGTTCTAGTCTTAATATGACCAACAAATATGTTACGGTTGTATTAAATCACTTTGATGCTAACTATGGTGGTTCAAATGGAACATATTTTGCAAAAGATTCTTATCCAGTAGATGATACTGGTGCTACTGGTATATACACATTTGAATTGCCTGTTTATAAATCTACAAAGTTAGGACAGTACCCTTTAAGGGACGCAATTGATTTTAGACCTAGAGTTAAAAATACTGCTGTTTCTGCTACTATATTGAGCGCTGCTACTGATAACCCATATAGAACAGAGGAATTTGATTTACCCACAAATGGTATTCAATTCCCAACTCCAAATAGTGCTTTTACTACAGATATAGAGTATTACTTACCAAGGGTTGATAAACTAGTAATTAGTAAATCTGGACAGATGAAGATTGTAGAAGGTGTTTCTAAACTTCCTGCTTCAGCGCCGCCAGAACAAGATGCAATGTTAATCGCAAGAATAGAAGTTCCACCATTCCCTTCTATTGCACCTAATTTAGCAGAAAGGTATAATGCAGATAGAGATGCTGTACGACATCAATTAGAAGGACAAACTAGACGATATAAGATGTCTGATATTGCTAGTATCGAGAAAAGAATTAATAGACTAGAATATTATCTTGCTTTAAGTTTGATGGAAATGCAGGCAAAAGACCAAGTTATTCTGGACGCGAATGGAAACGATAGATTTAAAAATGGTATCTATGTAAATGCATTTGATTCTGATTTATTGAGTGACCTAAAAGACCCAAGTTATGCTGCTTCTTACAACTCATCTAAGAAAAGATTAGGGCCAAACTTTGAAGATTACCAGATAGATTTAAAATTAAATGAGACTCATGGTACTTCTGGGTGGACACGCTCTGGAAGTATGATTCATAGACCTATAGTTAAATATAATTGGCAGGGAAGCACGGCAGCTACTAAAGTTAGAAACTGTGTTGGTGAATTACAGTTTAATTATTGGGGAGAGATGGACATATATCCTCGTTCAGACAATGGTGCTACTTACAAGAAACAGATGCAGAAACAAACTATTACGCTTTCAAATGCATCTGCTATTGCCGCTCAAGTTGCAGAAGTTAATTCTAGTAAGAATGTTGTAGGGATGGAAACAACTTTTGAATTGGGAGTTTGGGATTCAGAAAACGAAAGTATGGAAATTGGTGCAACCAAAACTGTAGTAAAAGAAAATGTTACAGTAGAAACTACTTCTGATGCTGCTTCTACAGCAACTAATGATAATACTCCTGCTCAACCAACGGTTACGAGAGAAGGTAATATGGTAACCGTATCAACTCCAGTAGATATAACTGGCAGTATTTCTGGGGAAGCATCTTTTGGTCAGACTATAGAGACAATGGATGTTGTCACGAGGTCAGTTCCACAAATCATGACCGCACAGGCTGTTCCTGCTGACCCACAAACACATGCGATGGGTAACTTTGTTAGGGATACAACTTTCCTACCAAATATGAGACAGAATAGAGTTGGAATTAGGGTTCGTAGAATGAAACCTAATACGCGATTATGGTTCTATTTTGATGACGAACTTCAATGGGCAAGATGTACACCATGTGACCCCGCTGCCTTTGATAAAATAATTCCTCAATGGCAGGCTTCTGGTGCAAGAACAGGGCATGCTTTCCTTCAGGCGAGAAGAAGTTCTATTCCAATCGGAGGTACAGAAGACGCTAGTTTGAATTATTATTTCTCTGGAACAGAACCCGCTGATATGGGAGACCCAATCGTAACAGATGAAAACGGTGACGCTGCTTTTGTTTACTGGTTGCCTGCTGGTAATGATGATGGTGCTGGTAAAAACAAATTCGGAAGACAGACTTTCCCAGTTGGTACTAGGAGAATGAGGGTAACAGATGACCCATACGACAGAGAGAATTTTACAACAACTGCTGCTGAGAATATATACTCCGCGTTTGCTTTACAAGTTCATAGACAGGAAATAGATTTAATATATGAACAACACAGTATTTCTTATGGGTCAAAACCTGATCCATCGGCAGCAACATATGACCACAAAGGAACGGTAGTTACAGACTCTAACTTGCAGCCTGGCCAGATGACTTTGACCACAAACCTAGAAGCAAAAACGGAAACTCACTTTGTTGTTATGAACAATGGAATGACCGACCCACTTGCACAAACATTCGGTGTTATGCTTAAACCAAATGGAGGATATGCTAAGAAGGTTATGGTTTGGTTTAGGGATAGGCCTGGCAAACAGTCTAACCAAACAACACTTAATGATACTGGACAGGGTATTACATGTGAGATAAGGAAAACATTAAATGGATTCCCAACATCAACTGTATTGGCTGGTGGAAGAAAATACTTAAAGAACACAGAAGTAAATACTACTCGTGATGCTAATGACCTTTCTGGTCTTGGATTTGGTAGATTTATTAATTACGCCTTTGAAGACCAAGATGCTACGACATTTGAATTTGATGAACCAATATACCTCGCACCAAATGAAGAGTATGCAATTGTTCTTATGCCAGAAGCTAATGACCCTAACTATAATGTTTGGTGTTCTAAACTGGGTGAGAATAAAATAGGTACTAAAGAAAGAGTTACCGCTGAAGAAACAGCAATGGCAGGAATGTTATTCTCTTCTGCAAACAACAGGGCTTGGAGTCCTCACCAAACAGAAGATTTAAAATATCAAATAGGTTTTGCTGAGTTTGAAGAAGGAACAGGAACAGTTGAGTTGGTTAATGAAGACCAAGAATTCTGTACTGGTTCTGATTATCTAAATGGTAGACCAGAAGAAGGACAAGATGTTCATGCTTTCAATGTTGTTATTGCTGGTGGTGGTAGTGGATATAGTGTTGATGATATTATCACTCTGAACGCGGTGAATGTTACTTCAAATAGTAATATATGTGCTGGAAGTGGAGTTAAATTAAAAGTAACTTCAGTAAGTGGTGGTGTTATAACTGGTGTCTCAGTAGTTGATGCTGGTATAGGGTTTAAATTACAAAGAAACCCAGACAACAGACAGATAGTAGATCCAGGCACCGTAGGACAATTAAGTGTTGCTCCTACTGGCGGTTCTGGTGCTACATTTACTCTGAAAATTAAACACGGTCAAATAGATGATATTGACCCAAGGACAGAAAAACTAGAAATCATTTATGATGATTTAACAGTTGAAGCTGCTCATACAGATAGTACGAGGTTCTTTGCTGTCGGTGATATGGTTGGTACAGGAGATGTTCTTACCATTGACTCAACACAAGGACAAAATAAAAATACTACATTTAAGATTGCTAGTATTTACAACAAACCATTTAATAACTATAGAACAAATACAACCATTAAAGAATTCCCAGAAGGAAGAATAACATATCAGGCGTGTACTACTTCTTCATCTGGAGCTAGTGCTGCTGGTTCTACTTTCACAGATATTTTACCTGTAGTAAGACAATTTGCTCCTTCAGAACAGGCAATATACTCCGCTTCTAATGAAGCTGGATTTACTGGTTCTGGTAGACTTGCGAAAAAATCATTTAGAACAAGATTCAATATCTCTACTGAAGATAAAGATTTAACTCCAGTTGTACCATTGTATCGTAACGCGATGATTACTAGGAATTTCTTAATCAACAATGATTCTACAGGTGAGACAGGAAATAACGGTAACGCTACATCCAAGTTTATCTCTAGAAGAGTAAGACTTGCTGATGGACAAGAGGCAGAAGATTGCAGACTTTCAGTTGCTCTTAAACAACCGCCTGGCTCTCAGTTTAAGATATACTTTAAGGGTCAATCACCAGAAGATGATGGTGATTTTTATGAGGATATACCTTGGGTAGAAATGCAACTAATAGCAGGACAGACTGCTGGGGTTTCTGCTTCCAATAACTCTTTCGTAGATTTTAATTTTGAATTGCCTTCTACTGCATTGGATTCGGATAATGTTTTCAAATATACAAGTAAGAGGGTAAATGCTCTCACTATTGGAACCGCTGGTAGTGGATACGCTTCTACATCTAATGTAGAAATATTCTTTAGTGGTGGTGGTACTCCGACTAGACAGGCAGCTGTGAAATGTACTACATTATCTGGTGGTGGTCTCGGTACTTTAGAAATTGTAGACCCAGGCCGTGGATATGCATCTGCTCCTACTGTTACTGTAGCACAATCGCATGAAGTAAGTAAATACTATGCTGCTGGTACATTTGTTGGACACTTAACCAAACTGTATGAATGTACGGTTGGTGGAACAACAGGAGCTGCTTCTGCCGCTTCCGCACCAACACACGGTTCTGGTACTGCTACAGATGGAACAGTAACATGGACTTACAGAGGAGTTAGACCCGCTGTTACATGTACTGTTGCTGACACAGACTTCAAGAGATTTAAGTATTTCTCTACGAAGATGGTAATGTTGTCAACAAATTCATCTAACATTCCAGAAGCAAAACAATTAAGGGTTATCGCCTTACAGGCATAATAAATAGAATATGAGTCAATATCAAGTATCAAAATTAGAGTATAACAGAGATGAAGAATCTGGAGCTTTGGTAAATGTAGATGATAATGGTTTGGCTGCATATAAGAGAAGGAAATTTCTTTCAAAAAAAAGAAACAATCAGATAGATGAAATGTCAAATGATATAAATAGTCTGAAGGAAGATTTTCAAGAAATCAAAAGCATTTTAATGCAACTTGTTAACAATATTGATAAATAAAGAATAGGGAAGAGACATGTCAACTATAACACTAAGAGCTTCTAAAGGTTCCCCCCTCACTAATACCGAGGTGGATACTAACTTTAGTAACCTCAACAACGATAAGTATGAGTCGGGTAATAATGTGTCAGTCGGTACTCTTACTGCTAGTGGAAATGTTACCTTTGGCATATCTGCCACGGTATCTGCTGCTGGAAGTACACAGGGAACTGCAACCGCATTAACCAAAACATACAACATTGTATCTACTGCATCTGCTAACCAAGGGGTAATATTGCCCTCTGCAGCTGCTGGTCTAGTAATCAACCTCTATAATGTAAGTGGTAATACTATTAAAGTATATCCTGCTTCTACAGAAACCATCGATGGTGGTTCTGCAAACGCACCGATTGAAGTAGTAACTGCAAATGGTGCCGAATTGGTTGGTGTTAGTACTGGTGGATGGAGACAAGTAGGTTCTGGTGGAAGTAATGTCGCAGAATTAACAGTAAACACTAGTGCATCTTTACTAGGTTCATTGAAATATGGAGTATCACCTTCAGTTTCATCTGCTGGTTCCGCTCAAGGTGACGCAACCGCGTTAACAGAAACAATTAATGTAGTAGGAACAGTTGGTGGTTCTGGTGAAGGTGTAGTTTTACCAACCGCTGCTGCTGGATTACATATAGTTGTTGCTAACATTACCACTACGGACTGCAAATTGTATCCTGCTTCATCTGATACAATAGAGGGTGGTTCAGCTAATGCTGCTGTAACATTGCCCGCTAAGACTACTTTTACTTTAACATGTAAAGATGCTACCGATTGGGTTAAACATCGAGGACTTGCTGTATATAACTCATCTGGTACGCTACTCAACTAAGGAGAATTTGAATGGCAGGGCCAGTAACACTTAAAGCAGGATCATATCCGGCTGCCGCTGGGGGACTACAAGGTCTCAGAGAATTATCAGCTACTGAGATAAAAGACCAAGTAGCTGGTGTAATCACGGCAAAATTTGCTGCTGATACCGATGGTTCTGGGACTGCGGAACTTAATGTTGTGACAGGCGGTTCTGCTGGTGGCGATGAAATCGGAACATTTACAAACAGAGAGAGAACTGAGTCTGTAGGAACACACCCAGCTGGTGGAAGTACTACTGATACTGTTTACCGATTTAATCAACCAAGTGCTGCTGTTAGTGAATCTGGACAAATCAATCCCCTTAGATGGACAGGAACCGCTGTAGAACAGGCAACTGATACTGAGTTAGATACGGAAGTATTGGACTTGGTTATAACTGCAATGGCTGCCGAAGACGCGAACACAATAGGACAATATAAAATAGGTACATCTTCACCTTCTGGTGGAACATGGACTTCAAGATATACAGTTACAGAAACACAAGTAGACGGAACAGATGTCTCTTACAATCTCTATCAAAAAACTGCACCGACTACAGATGCTGGAACTGATTCAAATATATTATTAAAAGCGGGTGACGAAGGACAACCAAATGAAATGACAACCGCAAATTTACAAACATTGGTGCCTGCATTTAGAAATAGAATTATGTCAAGTTTAGTAGGGACATACCTACTTCAAACTGGCTCACCATCTGCCGCTGGAACATGGGTACAGATGGGGTCAACGATGACTGACCAATTAAAAGACATCTCATCACAGAACTATTCTGGAGACTATACAGGGTCATATACTGGGTACTATGACCGATTCTTTGCTGGAT